GTAGACCGGAGCATGATTGAGTTATTGCTAAGGAGTTTACTCTTGTACTGGTGCCATTTTGACGAAAGGCTCCACGCAACGAGAGGCTTTGCAGCCGGAGCATCCAATGCTGGAATGAAATCGGACTTGACGCCGCGGAGACGGAGCTAGTGCGCACTGCGCACAAAGTTCTTAACCGCTAGACGGTAGACCCTCGGTTGGGGGACTACCTTTCCATGGCGCGCGTAAGATCGCATAACAGACATTCGCTTCCATTGCTCTAAGTCACTGAGCGTGACACACTTGAACCCGGCCTTCAGCCTCTACTAGAATGGTAGAAGGGGGCCTTATTCGTTGGTTCGAAGTGGAGCATAGAAGCCGAAAGGATGCGCCATCCTTGCCAATCTTATCTGCTTATCGTACTTGACTGCATCTCTGGCAGCGTCGACGGCCCATGGGTCGATCGAACGCTTAACCGCGGAAACGAATCCGCCGCCAGCAGCTAGTGCAAGTCGCGCGAGTGTATCTCCCTAGGGAGTGCGCTATGCGAAACGATAACCAGCAAGAGACAAGGAATGGCCCGGTGCAAGCCGAAGCGCCTTCAAACAGTAGCTCTTGAGCCAAGGGACGCAATTGTGTATGTAGTCCGAAATGGGGCCTGACAGGCCGCCTCGTTGCGCTAGCGCGTCGAGGACGATCAACTAGATGATCCCGTTCGAACGACATTTTACGGGCAGTTCTCCTCTAAACTCACGAGGAAGAGTGGTGCTAGTGACGCCTTTAACGGGCATAGCTGGCACAAGATTGCCGGTGGCCAAAACGCCATCCACCACTCTGAATTCGTAGAGTCTTTCAAGGAAGACCGCTCTCACAAGGTCGCTCCCCCTCCCAACTGTCGACTCGAAATGCTTACCTGCTGACGGACTGCCGCCGCACTACATAACGAGATCTTTGTATCTCTGTGCGCCAAGGCGGTCAGTAGCCAGGAGTGCGTCGTCACCCATGATTTGGGCGCCGAACCGCTGCCTGGCCCAGCCGGAAGCTTATCGAGTCTCGTCACACCACCAAAGGTGTATGATGGAGAGGATAGCCCAGCTAGTTGGCAGACCCATGAGTAGACCTCGAGAGGAGGTAACCTGGGTCCCATCAGGATAGTGGAGTTGCTAAGGCCC